CTCAACAATCCAATTTAAAATATCTTTTATGTTCGAAAGAACGCTATCTAAAGTAAAACCAGATTTCATTTCTGGGAAGTTAATTGCTTCGCCAACTTCTTTCACTTTAGATTTTGCCTTCTCCAGCATTTCAGAAAACTTACCACTACCAAGAGTCTGAACTATCCCTTCATCGGACTCTTTTTCTCCGCCTATTCCTAAAAAACCTTTAATATCGTCTTTCAAATTCATGATAGAATCCGAAAGATTCTTTATTTTCGTCTCGAGGTCAAAACCAGTAAGCCAGTCATTAAATCTGGTCAAAAGATTTTGAGTAGACCCAAAGAAATCGAATCCGCCTTCGCCATTTTCATCAGAACCAAACTTAAAAGTATCTTTTACCCAATTTGAAAAATCGGCCCAGAGATTAGAAAAGGTGGTTCTAAGATTATCAAAGAAATTACAAAGAGACTTCCATAAATCCGTTCCTTTGAAAATGTCAAAAGCTTCTTTAGCCTTAGAGCCAATATTCTTAAAAGTGTCGACTAATTGATCTTTTAATTTTCCAAGATTCTTGGCAACACCTTCTATTTTTTGAGCCGTTTCTCTTTTGAATAAATTGTAAATTACATACTTAAAAGATTTTCCAAACGATTGTAAAGCCGGAAAACCGTTAAATAACGCGGTTATAAAACTAGAAATTCCACTGGCTATAGTTGTTATTACATTTCCAACAGGCTCCAAAATCTTAGATAGCCATTCCGCTGCTTTTCCAAAAACATTAACAACGGCTCCAGATTTATCAAAACCTTGAAACAGCGAAAGTACACCATTAACTATCGATGATATAATACTAAGCAATCCTTTTAAAACTGGACCGAGAGTATTATCAAATATAGTCTTGACTACAGTCCAAATGCCTTTTAATACGTCCCAAATAACGTGTAAAAACGAAGCTATTTTTTGCATTGTGGAACTAAACGATTCTATACGCTTCGGATCTAAAAGACCTTCCGTAAAACTATGAAATCTTTCAATAATTCCACGAATATCACCGCTCTCTAAAGTTCCAAATACTTCAGAAAAAGCATCTCTAATCGCTCTTAAATATGTTACCAGAGCACCATTCTCACTATCGGCAAGATTATTAAACGCTTCGTTTAAAAGATCTCTACCAGATCTATAAGTGTACAGTTCGTTTAAAGAATTTCCAGCAGTATCTGCTTCTTCTGCGATTCTACGAAGAACGGCGATCTCTTCTTCAGAATATCCAAGATTAAGGAGCATGGCATCGGAAATATCATCCAATGTGATTGCGTATTTATGACCTTTTTCGACAAGCTTCTGAATTTCTTCAGGATCCCATCCTTCTTCTTTAAGTTTTGCAAATCTTGTCTCTCCGTTTCCGTAATCACCGTTCCAAATACGATCAACAACATTCTGAACATCTTCCAGCGCCGTTCCTGTTTCTAAAGATCCTTCTTTAATGTCGTCAATAGCTTGCTGAAGAATATCATCCGTAAGCCATCCGGCAGAAAGAGATGAGCCAAAACCTCTGTATTCCTTAATAATATCGTCAATAGCGATTCCGTTTTTTCTTGCTACATCGGTTATAACTTTTTCAAAAGTGCTAAATTCGTCTTCTGTAAGGCCAAGAGAATCTCTGATTTCTTTCGATAATCCGATCCATTCGCCCTGTCCTATCGTCCGTCCGCTTAAAGCCTCTGCTATCACTTCGTTGACATTACTAAGTGGTTCTGCAAATACTTCCCAAAGACTATTAGCTAAATTTGTCCAAAGAACTTTGGCATCTTCGTAATTACCAAATACGTTCTCAAATAAAGTTCCCCACTGACTTTTTACAGCCTCGGATGTTGCTTCAACAGCGTCGGTAAACGTTTTAGCTTCCTGAGCAGCTTTACCTGCTTTTTCTCCGATATGATCGTATTGATCGCTCATATGCTCTGAGACGTAAGCCATAGCATCAGAGCAGCGCTCTCCGGTTTCTTCGACACGTTCGTAGACAAGGTTCATATAGTCGCTATACTTACCAAGAACCTCTACAAGAAGATCGTTATCGAACCATTTTTCGGCCAAAGTATTTCGCATGTTCTCCGCTGTTACTTGTGTACCTTTGCCTAAAGTTTTTCCTTCTTTAGTAAGTTTACCCATCGCTATAGCCGTATCTATAACCTGCTGCTTGAACTCTTTTGTAGCCATGTTGGCGTTTTCTATCGATTTCCAGTCCATAGCTGTAACAGATCCCATGCCCATAGCCTGGGACAAGTTATACATAGCCCTGGAAGCTTCGCTTACGCCAGCTCCTGAAACCGACGCCCAGTTAAAAATACCCATCATGGCGTCGGTAGCCTGGTCAAGATCCACACCAGCTGATGTAAACTTGCCAACGTTGTTAACCATATCGGAAAAGCTGGCACTAGTCTCATCTGCATACCAGATAAGTTTATTCATTCGAGAATCTACTTCATCGATAGTCTTCCCTGTAGCGCTCATGATAGTTTGAACAGCTCTGGTTTTTGCTTCGTATTGATCAAAACCGCTTTTCCACAAATCCGTGGACATCGATTTAACAAAATTCGTAGCAAAATTAGTAGCCTGTTCGCCTAAACGCCTAAACGCCCCGGTGGCCATTTCTTCAAACACTGAGAATTTTTGTTTAGCAACCTCTAATCCGTCGGCAAGTCCGTCAAACGACACTTTGCTTGCCGCTTTGCTAACATTTTCAAAAGTTTTAGCAGAATCTGAAAGATCCAAGCTCTTCTTCAATTTATCAAGAGTATTGAGACTTTCTTTAACATTCGATTCGAAGTCCGAATTGTCAAAACTCATCTCGACAACTTTTTCATCAATGACCTGACTCATGTCTTAGTAGTCTCCTTCCATAATTCTTCTGCTAAAGTTTCAAAAATAGGTTGAAGAGCCGGATTAATATAATCACGACCTTCAACCCATCCGCCAGTTCCTGTTCCGTGGCCATACTGAATCACCACAGCGATAGGAACGCCTTTATTCACATTACTGTTACTCCAAACAATCCTTAATCCGGACGCATACGATTCTACTTTGTAGTACCATGATTCAGACGTTTTACCCGTATCGACTGGTGTTGCTTTTTTTAACGCCTCGACTCCAAGTTTTCCATACTTTTCAAGTATCTCGGAATAATTCTTTTTGATGCTGTTTGTAAAAAAAGTAGTAGCTTTTTTAAAGTCGCCTTTTTGTTTGAATTTAATCATGGAATTAACCTCTCGAGCCGGAACGTCGTCTTCTAGCAGCATTCAATTGTGCCCTATTCTTGGCAGTGCCTTTTGACTTCTTTGACGGGGACTTCTTGATGCCGCAAACTCTGATTAAAGTAAGCAAACGATTCAAATGCCACTTCTGACATTCCCACGGAATATTAAATTCACTCATATAATAGTAAATAACCTCCGCGGACATCGGATTCCGTGAACCTCTTTTTCCTCCGTTAGATTTGTCGTCGCCAAACGTCGTGCCAGTCATTGATGCCGAAAGGTAGTCGTTAACGAGCTTAATATGTTCATTGGTTAAAACAAGATACACGACTGGATCAACATTCTGAGTAAGAGTCATAAAACGTATATAGTCCAACGTTTCTTCATAATTAGGAGGTTTTCTTACGTCTAAGAAAGGCCTTTCATACTTAGCCTCCCATTTTGAAAGTGATAAAAGAGAATGCTTAAGACGAATCGTAGTTTCTTGTACTTCGATAAACTCGTTTGTTTCTTCGTTGTAAAACTCTTTCCTTGGTATAGTGAGCACTAATGTTTCGTTTGAGTAATCAATTCCATTTTTCAACATGTCTTTAAATATCTATTAGATTAAAGGAGCATCTACAGTTTCGAGTTTAAGAGCTGGCTTTTCGTGATCGCCTGAAGCGGCGCCAGACGGCATTACGCCGTTAACAAAAGCTGCTGCTTTCTCTGAATCGGAGAGAAGCTCCATAAATAACTGTTCGTATGCTCCACACTGTTCAAATTTACTTCTGATTTCAGGACACTTAACAGGCGTCTTACCATCCAGAGATTTCTCGCCATAAGAAGACAAAATGAAATTTTTATAAAGCTGAACGATCTGAGGATAATCGTTAATTTCAACCAATTTTTCGATCATCTGAGTCAGACCACCGGCAGTTCCTAATTCCATCTCAAGAATTTCAGCTTTGTTAAGATTGAATCTGAAAGTTTCTGTTCTTTCTACACCATTAAAGTCGGTGTATGTAATTTTCTTTTCAAGCATTGTGTTTTAGCCTCCTCTAATATTAAAAAAAAGACCGCCAGCCAAACTGAATACGGTCATTTTCCTTATTTTGAATTATGCGTTAGTAAGTTTTTGTACAATTTCCGCAGGAAGCGGGAGTCTCGGCTCTTTATCATTAGAGCCATAGATAATATCTTCCAGAGCTAACAGCTTCGTACGATCAACTGTTCTGGAGTCAACTTCAACCTTGGCGAGAGGTTTATAGCCAGTTACCTGCACAGGGGTAGTCTCATAATCCCAGGAGAAAGTCTGAGCGTCCGGGGAATCATTAATAGTGTCATGAGTCTGTTCAGACGGAGAAGCGGTTGCACCATATACAAAGTGGAGCTTATAGCCTGCTTCATCGGTAACGTCATTACCGATTTCGGTTCTCCAGCAAAGTCCAAACGGTTTTCTTGCCTGCTGACGGAAGCTAACTCCTTCAATAGGAGAAGCGATGCCGTCACAAGGAAGCCACTCGTCAGGATATGTATAAGCTTCGATTGATCCATTTACTTTCTCAGCAGATCTCATAGAAGCATATTTAATATTGTCTGCATACAGGTCGTTAGCGTCTGCTCCTTCCGGGCTATCGCTAATATTTGTAACACCGTTCCAAGCCACACCTGCTTCATAGGTATTGCTTGTGGTGTTAAACGGGAACAGTACAACTTTGGAAACGCCCATTTCGTAGTAACGTTCGCCAGTATTATCCCATGTTAAAACTGCCATGTCTTATTCCTCCTAATTAGTAGAAAATAGTAAAAACGTCGTGATGTAAATTATCATATACAAAATGATCGCTATGCTTAGCTGTTGGGATTCGAGATACCTTAAACGGTAAATCGCTGTCCGGATCGCTATAGATAGCAGTCACTGTGTATTGAACATTTGTTTTGTAAACTAAATTATCAGCATGCTCCACATCAATTTTACTTCGTTCATAAACGATACATGGGTATGTCATTTTTATAGTTGCTGGCGGCTGAAAGTAAACATACTTACTTCCAAGAATATCTTTTAAGAGAGTCTGCAATTGCGTTCTTGGTTTAGCCATTATACTGCCCTCCAACATAAAGAATTATTCTAGGTCCCTGAATCTCGGCAGTGATTATCTTCCATTTAAAACCGTGCCAAACAACATAGAGCATGTACCCAATATTCTCAACGGCAAATTTGTTGGCAACGATACTAAATTTATTACTGATGTTAAGATCCTCGTTTACTTTTGAATTCTCGTTCCACTTCCGAGTATCATTCAGAATATCTCCGTAGTATTTCTTTTCAGTCATCGTAGGAGCCCAAATACCGGTTTCTGCCGCATCTTCGGATTCCAGCGAAAACCCTATTTTGCCAACAAATTTTGCCATTTTGAATTTCCTTTCAATTAAGGTGTTACGACATCATCGTTATTGTCTTGTTCTGGTTCAACGTTTGTAGGATAAAGACCGTTCAAGTCGTATGTCTTAGTAGTAGTTTCTCCGTTTAACGTGGATGACAATTCCAAAGTGAAATTAAACCCGTACTCGTTGTGATAGTCCAACGTTACATACTCTGCCGGGAATACTACGTACGAGTTTTCATCCGGAGAACGCTCTATGAGAACTACTGGAGACTCAACGCTTCCAACAGGAGATCCATCGCTGGTCGCGGCAATGACTCTAGCCACCGTCGTTGATCCTTCCGGAGCATTGACCTTAAGCATAAAACCGGAGCTGTTGTTTTGTGCGGACCCAATAAGTCCAAGATACACAGTATCGCTGTCTAAAACAAACGGCGGAGAACTTGCGTGTTCGTCCGTCGTCATGCTAGCGATTACCGTTCCTGTGATAGCGGTGTCGCCTACAACAATATCGTTCTGTATGTCGCTAACCTTCAAGCCATCTACGACTATAGTCTCTCCGTCAGGAGCTTCGACGGAGAGAGTGCTTACTCCCCCACTACAATCTCCAGAGCGATAGCGCTGTACGGTTTGATCATAGCACCGGAGCAATGAGTCTCGATAAGGTACTTCTGAGCGTTGTAGTCGATATCGAAATCATCAAACATGTTGACTTCGCCACCCTTATCAGCACCAACATTGTAGTCATCCAGGTTAACGATAATACCAGCCAGAGTTCTGGTAGTTCCGGAAACTGTTCTGGTAAGGTTCTCCATAACAGGAACAGTAACGATCTTGCTAACACGCATAGCTGTCTGCAGTTTCTCTTCTGTGTCGTAGATCGGACGACCAATCTGATCTTCCATAAGGAGCATGTTGGTAAGGTAATCTTCGGTTGTAAAGAGAATCGGGTTACCAGCACCTTTGTAGTCCTTACGAGCCTTAAGAGCGCCACGGATCATAGCCTTAGCAATGTCGTCTTCGGTTGCATTCGCAGCCACTTCAATAGTCTTATGAATTGTGTAAGTGTCATTGTCGGTCCAGATAGGACGAATGCACTCTTCATCGATCTTGTCTTCAGAAGTAGTAGATCTGCCATCGCCAACCAGAATTGCACGAGCGATTTCCTCATTCAGCATGATTCTCATCTCGCTCTTCAGCCATGCTACGATATCAAAATCAGTAATTTCGATCATGTCCTGACGATCGATCTTCTGTTTCTTGTAGATCATGGTCGGATTAGTCCTTCTTCTCAGCATGCCAAATACTTCGTCGGCTTTCTGATGTCCTTTGATGTAACCCTTTGCTCTTGCTTCTGCTTCGGTAAGATCAGCAAATAGGCTTCTGATACGAGAGAACGGGGTATGATGAACGCCATTCAGAACGATGTCTACCCATTCGGTGTTTCTCTTAATAAATCCCGGAACGTTCTCCACATTCTTGTTTGCCGGGAACATGTATTCAATATTTGTAATTCCATGACGCAGCACTGCGTTCTTCAGGCTTCCTGTCTCTTTGGCATCGTTAAAGATCGCCTCCATGTCAGAATGGGACAGATACTCAACTTCGTTGGTGTTCTGCTCAGTTCCTTCGAAAAGATTGTGTTTCATTTCGTCTTCGTCTCCTTCGTCTTCATTGTTTTTAGTTTTTTTGTTACCTTTAGATGCTTCTTCGAGAGCAGCACCAACAACGGCATACATGACTGTTTTCTGTTTATCGGTCATGCTGTCGATTACATCTTTCACTGTTTCATCATCGTTATCTTCATCATCGTTATCTTCATCATCGTCGGCGTGCTTAACTTCTTTTTCTTTGTCATCGTCGTCATCGCCGCCTTTGCCTTTATCTGCTTCTTCAAGAGCGGCACCGACAACGGCATACATGACTGTTTTCTGTTCTTCGGTCATAGTATCGATAACGTCTTTTACAGTCTTTTCTTTGTCATTATCTTTAGCCGCTTTTGATTCCTCCTCTTTTGACTCTTCCTTAGTCGTCTTCTCGGACTCATCAGCGTGATAAAGCTCAATGTAATCTCCGGTGGTAATGATCGCTTCTTCTTCGCAACCATCCATGTGCTCGATGACATTCTCAATACGAGCTCCCGGATTTGCTCCGGCAAGAACAAGACTCACTTCTTTAATAGAACCATGCAAAACTTCTGAACCGTTCTGAGTAAGATGATTTGCATAAATAGAAAGAGAGTCGATGTCTCCGTGTAACAGGCCTTCTTTAGCTTCCTGGGCTGATTTTGAATTATTCAGATAACCATAGGTGTAAACACCCTCCGGACGATTCTGCAGAATACAATGCCCTACAAGTTTTGACGGTGATGAATGATCATGATTCCAAATCAGCGGAACCTTATCTCCATCGTTGTGTTTGAAAGCATCTCTACGAATGATTCGTCCATCTGAACAAAGAAGGTCATTACGTGTGGCCCAGCCACAAAAGTCGTAATTTTTGTTCATTTCTAAGTTTCCTCCAATGTGTTTTCAGCATTAACAGATCTTGTTAGATCATCGCCTCTTCTATCGTTAGGTTCAGAGAGATTGCTGTTTCTTAATTCATCTGCTCTTGGGTCTGATGAAGGTTTCATTCCGACAATCTGTCGAACCTCGTTCGAGGTCAGTATTTCGTTTCTGGTGAACGTGTCAGCGATTTGAGCAACTCCTGTCACAGGGATCAATCTGAATGGATCTCTGAAGAATTGGATTGACTGACGTTGAGATCTTGCTGTTGGTGTTAAAAATTTTCTTTTAAATTCATCGGCGATAGCTGCTACGATCGGTTCAATAACTCTGCTATAATAGTTATTAAGTGTGTTTTCATCGGCTGTACCGTCGAGAATTGACGTTGTGATACCAAGTTGGCTAAAGAACATGTTTGTGAGATACTCAACTTGGTTTAATAGATTGTTTTCGACAGAACGGTTTAACTGCGTTATGCGTTCCGTTCCGTCTGTGTATGCAATTCCGTATTTTGAATTGTTTAACTGTTGCTCGATTTCGGCTCTTCTCTTTTCGGCTTGGTCTTTACGAGCAGCTGATTTGACAACATACGGTAACTGAATAATGAGATCTAATTTTCCGGATCCAGACTGTTCGTCTATAGCATCAAGAATCTGAAGCTTTCTTATAAGACGTTGAAGAGTCGAGTTAGGAGCGTTCATTATTTCGTAGAACGGATTTTCTATGATGCTAACGGTCGACTTATCAACAATGACCTGAACTCTATTACCAGTTCTGTCGTTATAGACTTCTACCTTTACATGATCTGGATACCATTGGACAATCTTTCCGACTCTCATCGAATAAATGTCAAATGAGCCTTCGTCAGGATCTCTATCAGTATCAATCGGGACAGCGGCTATCACGCCTTCATCCAACATTGATCGTACAAGATCCTGTGTAAACGCTCGTCCTGTTTGGTCTTTGTTTGCTTCCAAAGTCAGGCACGTATTTAACGAACTCTGAATGTTTTCAACAAATCGGTCATTCTCGTCCAGACGAACGTGTAATATCTTTGTAGCCGCGGAGTCTAGAGCAATTCGGTTGTACACCGCCGACGCGATTGTCCCTTCTCCTCGAAGCCACGTCGAAGAAACTCCGGACTTATAAAAAGATCCCAGACCAGTATTTATATACCGAGTGGGATCCCTACCTAAAAAAATATTCCAGGCTCGTCTGAACCTGGAAGCGAATGAATTGTTTGCCATATTTAATTTAGTCCTTTGAAAAATAATCTTTAATTACCGTTTTTTATTTCATCCTCAATTTCTTTCATGGATTTACTTGAAAACGGTGCTCTAGCCATGATTCTACTGATTCTTTGGTTTTCTAAAACATCCATAGCTCCACTCATTTTTTTACTTATTGTGGCGTATGATCCAAAGACGTTTGCTTTGTTTAAAGGCTCGTCTGCTAACTTTCCAAAAGCGTCTCTTGCGAGTTCTTCACATCTTTTAATATATGCTTCTTTAGCCCGCCCTAGTTCATCTGCGACATATCTATTAGCCGTTGATTCGGCTTCTCTGTATACTTGTTCCCAATAAAAATCCTCATGTTTTTTGCCGTCGTCTCTTTTTTCTATTTCATCGTCATAAACTTCTCTCCATTTTTTCATGGCTTCATCGCGTTTATTTCTTAAATCTCTAAGTTCTTTCCCGTGTTCTGCGTAAATTTGTTTAGCGGTTTTTGTTTTAGCCAACGCTCTTTCTTTTCCATCATTGACAAGGGGAGTCGACGACCAGGCGTCTAGTGCACTAATGGTTTCAGCTTTTTTAACTTTTTTAAACTCTTTCTCTGCTCTCTTTGGATCGTATCCGTATCGT